TCATCCCCTATTCCTTAATTCATGGAGTATCTCATGCAGCAAAGCAGTCTGGTACTTGATCTCTTTTCCGATTAAAGAATCTGGGTTTATATATACCTGTTTCTTTTCCCTTTTCTTTGCCTGCTCTGCCGCTTCCAATTCTCGATAGGTAAACCCTGTGATAGCTTTTACTGCATTACCTGCTATTCTGAGCTCTTCCTCATTGCTCCTTTTGTTCTGTCTTTCTCTACCATAGGAACCTCCCGGGGACATCGTCGTCTTGGTTGGTGCACTAAGTAATTTACAGACTTCAACCATTGCAGTGCTTAACGGTCCTAATTCCATATCCATTGCACCTCTTGACGCCTCCGCTAACAGCACCAACTGCTGGCGAAGGATTTCTTCATTTGTCATATTGTGAATTTGTTTTTCCATTTCACATCACCTCCGTGCCATAAAAACCTAATGCTTTTGCTATTTCCTGCGGGTTATACTCTGGAGTATGTTTCCTTGCGTTTTTATCGCCCAGCATCCTGCGATATTTCCAGTAATCCGTGAAGGCCATATAATTCACCCTTTTCAGTGGACCTTCTCCCATTACGGCAAACTCTCCATATCTATCCCGGTTTATTTCAATTTCTTTCATATACTTCCTCGCTGTGCGATCGCTGATATGAAACTGTTCACAGATTCCTTTCACGCTCATTACTGGATTTCCGTACATCTGTTTAATAACTGTCATTCTATTTTCACCTCCTTATCCTCTTCCAAAAAAAACTCTACAGGTTTATTCAGCTCTTTTGCTACCTCATAAACCTTCAGTACACTTGGAATATTATCATCCCACTTGCAGATACTGCTTCGTGGAAAGTTCAGCTTATTTTCCAGAGCTGTAATACTTATCCCTGCATCACCACAAGCTTCTTTAACTTTTTGGTATATCAATAATTTCACCTCCTTCAAAAAAACAATCTAAGGTTACGCAAAATTTTGAGATAATATATTGACATTTTGCGTAATATATTCTAAAATTAGAAGTACCACCAACCAACTATAGAATAACGCTTTTACTGGATATTCGCAAAATCTTGCGTAACTCATATCTTTATTATACACAAGATTTTACGTATGTCAAGTGAAATATGCGCAAAATTTTGAGGTATAACAATATGGGACTATATGAACAGATACGAGATATAGCTAAAACTAAGGGATATTCAATCAATAAATTGGAACAGGAGCTGGGTTTTGCCAGAAGTTCTATTAATAAATTCAATAAAAACAAACCCAGTATTGATAAGCTACAACAAATTGCTGACTTATTAGAAGTGACCGTTGATTATTTAACATCCGGAAACGAAGAATCGGAAAACAACAAAATTGTTTTAAACCGCAGAGATGAAAAGGATATAGCCAAACGCCTTGAAGATGCTCTTGCAGACCTTGAAGATGCGCAGGAAGGACTTATGTTCAGCGGCGAACCACTGGATGATGAAACCAGAGAACTTCTGAAGGCCAGTCTTGAAAATAGTATTCGTATTGCCAAAATCAATGCAAAGCAGAAATTCACTCCGAAAAAGTATCGGAAAGATTGATGGGAAGTGATTCATTTGGATATAAAAAAAGTAGTGCACAAATTAATCCAAAAGTACCATACGAGAAATGTATTTGAATTAGCAGAGGCAATGGGGATATTAGTCTTGTTTGAAGATTTAGGCAGCATCAATGGATATTACAGCAAACAATTACGTATAAAGCAGATACACATTAATCAGAATCTGTCTGAACATTTACAAATACTTACCTGTGCTCACGAATTAGGCCATGCCGTCATGCATCCAAATGCAAATACTCCATTTCTACGATCAACAACATTTTTATCTGTAGACCATTTAGAAATAGAAGCCAATAAATTTGCAATGGAATGTCTTCTTACGGACGAAGATATTAAGGAAAATAAAGAGTATACAATGGAGCAGCTATCACGTATATTTGGGTACAGCGAAAAGCTTATTGAATTGCGTCTTAAATAGATTAATTCGCTACGGCGTTTTAATAAAATTAATAAAAGAATGGGGGATTTATATGATAGAAAAAAATATAAACAAAATTGGTGATGTGATTCGCATTATAGATAATAGAACTCTTATTATAAATGTAGGTGAAGAAGAACTTAAAGTTGGGGATTTAGTAAAAGTATACGAACCAATCGATATACTTTATAATTCAGACGGCTCCGAATTATGTGAATTTGAGTACACTAAGGATATTTTAGAGGTTATAGAAGTTGATAGACGTTATTCTATCTGTCAAAAGCAGGAAACTAGATCAACTGTATTTTCTGAAATGGCTATTTCCCCTTTGCTTTCCTTACAAAAAAAGGAATATGTACCATTAGATGTGGATGAAAATGAAATCAAACCTCTAAAAGCAAAAGATACAAGAATTCATGTTGGCGACCCAGTTAAATTAGGATAACTGGCTTGACATTTTCTACAACTACTGATAAGATGATAGCAGCAGAAATGGTCGTTGATTGAAATGACTAGCGTTTGCCCTCTTATCAGTATTGATAAGGGGGCTTTTGCTTTATGGCGTTTGATAAACCATTCAAAACTTATGATGAACTTATAGAAATTATGATTTCCAGAAACATTGAAATAACAAACTATGAATTTGCCAAAAATGCTTTGAGTAATATTTCTTATTACACATTAGTGAACGGATATAAAAATACTTTTCTTTCATTAAATGGCAGTGATATGTTCGTTCCTGGAACCAAATTTGAAGAATTGTATACAATTCATATTCTTGATACAAATTTAAATAGCGTATTATTGAAGTATATATTGCACATAGAACGCTCATTAAAAAGTAAAATATCATATATTATTTCACAAAATTATGGTGTTTATACTAATATTGATGATGAAAATAATAGGGATAGCACAGACTACCTTTTTCTTAAAAATTACAGTTCAAGCAATAATCGTAGAAAAAATATATTACAAAAAATAAAACAATGCGCTATTGAACCAAGACATAATTTAAGTCTTATACACTATCAAAACAACAAAAATCATATCCCACCTTGGATATTAATAGGAAATGTCCCTTTTGGTCTTGCAATACAATGGTATAGCATCCTCAAAGACAATGATAAAACATATGTATGCAAAGAGCTAATCTCTACAGACAAAATTTCCTTTGAACAAAGGAAGGAACTATTACTAAAAGCACTTCATATTTTAAAAGACTACAGAAACAGTATGGCTCATGGAATCCGAACCTTTGAGAATACAACCTCTTGTGAGCTTCCTAAGGTTCCGTTGCTTTCCGTAGCTACTAATTTAGTACATGAAGAAGAATATATGTCTGGGATAGGAAAAAATGACCTATATTCTGTAATATTAATAATTTGCATATTATTAAATGATTCTTACCTATCAGAAAACTTTTTGGTGGATTTATCACTCCTGTTCTCACCATATACCGAAAAAAAAATTCAGTTTTGTGGGAAATCTGTTTTAAATGTATTTAATCTACCAGAAAATCTGATAATTCGAATTGCTGAGTTTATTAACAACAAATACAAAGACCACTAAAAAACCGGCCCCTGCGCCAACAGAGACCGGATCACATATCCGAAGATATGCAGTATTACATAAGCAATAATATTGTATCATCTCCGGAGCAGCCACGCAAGCGGAACAATTGTTCTTGTTGGCTGTTATTTTTGTGCCCTTTTTCGGCAATTACAAAAAGAGAGGATGATATGAATGTGGACAGAAAAACAAAAAAACGGAAAATTCAAGTATGTGGAACAGTACGAAGACTATTTAACCGGCAAACAAAAACGTGTCTCTGTTACCCTTAATAAGAACACGGCCTCTGCCAGGAAGACAGCTCTGGAGACCTTAACGCACATGATCGAGGAGCGGCAGACTGGACACCAGAAAGAATCTGACCTTACACTCGGTAATCTGATTGAGAAATACCTGGACTTCCAAAAGCTGTCTGTAAAGAAATCCTCTTACAACTCTACCTATTATCTGTGTAACTCCATCCTCAATATTTTCGATGGAGATATAATGGTGAGCCGGATAACAGCCAATTTTCTGAAAGAAACTCTGATCAGGACAGGCAAGCCAAATAGTTATCTGAACAATATCCGGAGCAGAATAAATGCAATCTTCCGCTGGGGTTATGAGAATGATTACATAGCTGATATTTCTTTCCTGGGGAAATTTAAACCCTTCAAGGATACCATGCGCCGCGAAAAGCTGGAGGATAAATTTCTGGAATCGGATGAACTGCAAAAACTCCTATCTGGTTTTAAGAGTAAGAAATGGGAACTACTAACTAAGTTCCTGTCTCTATCCGGTCTGAGAATTGGAGAGGCTATTGCCCTAAATACACAAGACATTGACTTTGCCAAGCATGTTATCCACATTAATAAGAGAATTTTCCCCGCAAAGAAAAGTATAGATGCACCTAAGACGATCTCCTCTAACAGGGATGTGTATATGCAGCCAGAGCTCGAAAAGGCGTGCAGGGATATTCTACTTTTCACCAAACAAGAAAGTGTGTTCAAGGGTTACCGCACCAAATTGTTTGTCTGCAATACGCATGGTGACTATGTGTCTTACATCGTCTATAATAATGCCCTCAAACGGACTGCGGAGAGAGTTCTGGGCTTCGAGGTTACGCCTCATGTTCTCAGGCACCCGTATGTCAAGCCCACGACAAAAAAATTTATAACTTTTTTTGAAGTTTTTCGGGCAGCCTCATAGCTGCCCATAGCTGTTTCAAATGGGTATTCACGGTTATACCTCCTTTTCAGATTCCTTTGTTTTTAAGAAATCCTGTGTTGCATATTCAATCTCAATCCGATCTCCTGGAAAGACGTAAACTTTGTTGATAAGCCGGTCAATCAGAGCTTTTGTCAGCATGTTGGCGTTTCCGACTTCCTGCACAATTTCCTGTTGTTTCAGCTTAATCTCATAATCACTTTTTATCTGCTTTGTCTGTGCAGTGATGACAGCATGAACATTTTTGGCTTGTACCAGTTCCGTATCATAAACCGCTTTTCGTGTTCGATAGGTTTCCAAATCAATCTCTCCGAGTGCATACTGCTCATAAAGATGCCGCTTGCTGTCTTGAATAGAACGGAGTTTTTCTTCATGTTCGGCCTGCTGGACTGTCTGCAAATCCAATTTATCCTTATTGCTATCAATTCCCAATGCCGGACACATTTGAGCCCGAATTGTTTCAAATACAACCTGCTCCAGATCTGCCATCTTTATGCGCACACCATGACAAGGAAGCGTTTCAGCCACCTCGGAATGACGGCAATAAAACCACGCACCATTTCGTAGAGACATTGCATGATCGCAGCATCCACAGAATACCTTACCACGGAGCAGATAATCACGCGGCTTTTTATTTAACAGAGAGAAACGCTTAATAGAAGCATTGGCTTTCTCAAATAGATCCACACTTACAATAGCCGGATGATGGTTCGGTATTTTGAACCACTCACTTTCATCCTTTAACTGTGTATGTCGGCTGCCAATCTCTTTTACCTTTCTCTTGCCAATTACATAGGTACCGATATATCTTTGATCTTCTAAAATACGCAGGACCGTTGATGTACTCCAAACGCCGTTTGTTCGGGAAACATTGTAATAGTCCTTGCCTTTAAGTTTGCGATATTCCCCAGGGGTGGGGATATTCATAGCATACAATCTTCTTGTGATCTCGGCTGCGGTGTTGCCTTCAGACGCCCATTGAAATATCATCTGCACATTCGGGGCAACATCCTCGTCCGGTTCCATACGTCCGTCTGCACTCTTGCGATAGCCGTAAGGACAGATGACACTCTGATATTCTCCACGACGCATCTTTGCGTATTTTGCACTTTTGGTTTTCATGGACATATCCCGGCTATAACACTCGCTAATAAGATACTTGAAAGCAATATCAATCCCTCCGGTATCACCTTTGAAATTAGCCGTGTCAAAATCATCACTGACGGAAATAAAACGGGTGTGGTAAAGAGGAAATACCCGCTCAATAAAATAGCCGGTTTCAATGCTGTTACGTCCAAATCGGGAAAGGTCTTTTACAATAATACAGTTGATCTTTCCAGCCTGAACCATTGTTAAAAGTTCCTGCACCGCCGGACGCTCAAAGTTTGTCCCTGTATGACCATTGTCAATAAATTCCAAAATCTCACTGTTATCCCATTCCGGCAGAGACATAGCTTTTTCACGAAGAATCAGTTTTTGATTTGGTATACTCAAACTTTCGGTTTTGAAATCTTCCACAGAAAGACGGATATAAAGGGCAATCACATAGTTGCGCACGGTTCCACCGCCTTTCCCTGAAATTCATTTTTGAAACGGAAGGTTACATGAATATTCCGCTCGTGGTCGATCTCAATTCGTTCAATGAGCCGTTCAATCAGTTCTGCAGTCAGTACATGATCCTGTGCCAGTGTTTTTGCATCCTTTTCCATTGCACGGTATCTGGCAAGCTGGTTGTCCAGGGAGTCCATAGATTTTTCAAATACTTCAATCTCACCAGACAGAGCATTGATAGCATGTTCATAATCCGCTTTCAATTCAAAGTATTCGTCATTTGTCAAAATACCCTGTACAAAATTTTCATATAGGCCACGGATCAGCCGGCGTGTTTTTTCAATTTCCTGTCGTTTGGCCGACATCTGAATTTTCAGCTTATCTTTTTCCTGTTTTTGTCTTGCCTCCAACTGAAAGAGTGGCAGCGACATTCCCAGCGCAACTGTCAGCTCTTTTTCAAGAATATCCGTAACAGTAGAAATCAGTTCTTTCTCCTGTATCATCGCACCTTTGCAGCTATCTTTTTCTACCCGGCTGTTTGTAAGGCAGTGGAACCAGTAAGTGTCGGGTCCTTTCCGGCGCTCGGCGCGTTGCCTGTGAAGGCTTCTGCCACAATCAGTACAGAACACTTTACCTTTGAAAATGTTTGGTGTGTAGGGACGTTTTGGAGTTGCTTTGCTTTCTTCACAGATCTGTTTTCTGTATTCCTGAACTGCATGAAACAACTCATGGCTGATGATCGGTTCATGGGTGCATTTTACAATAATCAGATTATCTTCTCCAGCCTTGACCTGCTGATGATCTACAATCTTTGTTTTCCCTTGCACCAGATCGCCTGTATAAACTTCGCTTTCTAAGATTTTCATCACTGTACGGGTCTGCCATTTGCCGCTTCCGATCAGTCCCGGACTGGTAATCTCGCCAGTGGTCTTTTTATAATGGCTCGGTGCCGGAATCCCCATCTCATTTAGGTTGCGGACAATCCGGTTCAGTGCCACATGTTCATGTGCCCATTCAAAAATCTGTTTTACTACAGGGGCAGTATTTTCATCAATCAGAAGTTTATGGCAATCATCCGGGTCTTTCCTGTAACCGTAAGGTGCCCGTGCACCAATATAGTCGCCATCTTTCATAGCCTGCCGCGCCTGTGCTTTGATTTTTCGCCCAATGTCCAGAGCATAGGCTTCATTGATCATATTTTTCAAAGGCAGCATGATACCGCCATGAAGATTTCCGGAATCCGCTGTGTCAAACTGATCCGTAACAGCAATGAACCGAACATTATGCGCATGAAAATATTGTTCGATATAATAACCTGTGTCAATAGAATTTCGCCCTAATCGGGAAAGATCCTTAACAATCACACAGTTAATGTGGCCTGCTTCAATATCAGATAGCATTTGCTGAAATCCAGGGCGGTGAAAATTTGTCCCTGTTGCTCCGTTGTCGATATAAGTATCATACACAACGAAGTCCGGTTTATCTGAAAGAAAGTCATTCAGTACCAACTTTTGGTTTTCTACTGAGCAGCCCCGCTTTTTGTTATCCTCCACAGAAAGACGGATATACAGAGCCACATGTACATACAAAGATGGTGCCGGCATGGGAGCTGCCGTCTGTTTTCTGCTTTTTCTTGCCATTTAGCCCACCATCCTTTCTTCGTTTTTTGTAGCAATCTGTTCCGCCAAAGAGATTGCTTTCTGATACTCATCCTGGTAATTAAATTCAATATGCAGTTCATCTTTACCCATTACCCGTATGCTTCGGATAAGCTGCATGACTGCCCGACGGTCAATACCCTCCATAGTAGAAAATTTCATAAAATGGTTGATCCAACGGTTTCGTTCGCTTCGGTTTTCTAATACATCTGTAAGTTTTTCGTTCCATTCAGCGATTGCTTTTTGGAACAGTTCAATATCTGCATTGTATTTTCGCTTGTAAGAGAGAAATTCTTCCTTTGTCAGAATTCCACTCACCAGATTTTCATAGAGTTTTGCCTTAAAGCCCTCGGTCTGTGCCACACGCTTTTCATTTACTCTGATCTGTGCGGCATATTCCTGCGCCAATTCCCGGTTAATCCGTTCTTGACTGATACTGGACAGCAGGGCATCCAGAGAAGCAACATTTTCAATATGTCCTTTCAAACTGTCCTGTACACATTCAATCAGATCCGACTCTTTCAGCATGACCGACGATGTGCAGCCATTCTTTTTACCGGTCGGGCAGTAATAATAGTGATACTCTTTATCTTTATAGCGGTTCGTCTTGCGGGTCATACGGCAGCCACAGCAGCCGCAGATCAAAATGCCGGAAAACAGGTAAACCTTATCCGATTTAGGAGAAGTCCTTGTGTCAATCCTGCGGAGCCTTTGCACCAGATCAAAATCGTGCTTTTGTATGATTGCCTCATGGGTTCCCTCCACACGAATCCATTCCGAAGAAGGTTTGTCCTCACGCTCTTTTAATTTGAAATGGGGCGTTGTCTGCTTGCCCTGGACCAGTGTTCCGGTGTAAGTTTCATCCTGTAAAATGCGGATGATTGTAGTTGCAGACCATTTGCAATCCTTTCGGTCTGTATAGCCACCTTTTGCATGAGGCATTCCGTGATTGCGCTTATACGCCAACGGTGAAAGAATTCCTAATCGGTTCAGTTCATCCGCTATATGGGAAGCGCTGAATCCTTCCAGCCGTTTTCTGAAAATATCCCGCACAACATTGGCAGCATATTCGTCTACTTCCAGGCTCTTGTGTTTATCGCCGACTTTCACATAACCATAGATGGTAAAAGCACCTACAAAATCCCCGCTGCGCCGTTTTACTTCCAGGGCACTCCGTGTCTTAACGGAAATATCCCGACAGTAAGCCTCATTCATAATGTTTTTGACAGAAACCGTGAGATCATCGGCAGCGTCATTTTCCGTATCCACATTATCGTTAATTGCGATAAAACGCACTCCATAGGCTGGAAACACCCTGCGCATATAGCGGCCTGTTTCTATGTACTCACGACCTAAGCGGGAGAGGTCTTTGACAATCACGCAATTAGCTTCGCCTTGTTCGATCATCTGCATCATTTCCTGAAATGCCGGGCGATCAAACAAAACGCCACTATAACCATCGTCAATTTTTTCTGCCACAACCTCAATTTCCGGGTGTCGGGCTATGTAATCATCGATCAGGCGCCGCTGATTGGCAACGCTGTCACTTTCTACTGTTTTATCATCCGTATAAGAAAGACGGATGTACTTAATCGCTTTGTAAACCTGCATAAAAAAACACTCCTTTCGTTGCACAGAAAAATCCCCGCAATTCAAGAAGTGTGGTTAGTCCATATTCAATTCCTTTTCCGATTCTTATTCTACCATGCTTTTACGGAAAAGTCAGCCCCTTTCTTAAAATTGCGCCTATCGTAAAATACCCTTGATACATTCTTCCAGGGTAGCACCTTCAGCAGAAAAGCTGGCCTGTACAGTAAAACGGCCACACTTAAAATGGTATGGATTTTTTATCTGCTGAACAAATTCTGCAATCCGTTCATCACGGGAAAGTTCTTTGTTGACAGAAACATCCCGAATGTCTACCAGCGTACCCACTTCACTGACAATGGTGTTCATTTCCATAGTATCAACTCCCTTCTGAAAACTGTGTTATCAAAACCACATGAATAGGTCGGATCTACGGTTGTTACACACATAAATCCGGCCCATTATATCTGATTTCGATTTTACTGCCGTATTTGCCACGCACCCCGGCAAGTCCTTCTGTTATAAGGACGGGGCTGTTACAGGCTGCGGGTAGCGTCACCGCATCATAGTCCCACATACGCCGCCGCTTTGCCAGAGCAAGCAAACGCCGCAGGAACTCTCCCCAAGTCTTTAGGAAGCTGTGAAGAAGTACCATTATGATCTGTGTCGTTATCGCGTCCGGCTTGCCACAGCCGGTTTCGTAGGTTGCGTTTATCGCTCGGACAGCCTGGATTCATCACCTCCTTAGGCTGCCTGTCACCGCGCCGCCCCATCTGCCGCTCGGAACACAGAATGAAGTACCTGTAACAGCGTATATTCGGTTGTCAAGGAACAAGCAAGGGGCATGGCAGACAAATTGATATTACAGTTGGGGTGAGAGGATATATATGCTTCCTTACCACACCCGTCCAGCTTGTCCCGCCGAATATGTCCCTCTATTATACATTTCAT